TAATTGCGTACTAGCTTACTTCTGAATCGTCTAAGCCCCTGGTGGTGTTATCTCTTAAGTCCCGGTGTACTTCCCCGGCAACCCGTAAAGGCTGAGCTCTCACACTAGCACAGAGTGCGCATTCTTCAGAGTTTAAAATGCCTCTAGCAATGTCTCTCTTTCAAAACTTTCCCTCCGACCCCTTTGTCGAATATGCTGAGTATTATAATGAGACGCACAAAGGTCTCTACACAGTTGACGCCCTTGCGCGTTGCACCGCGTTTGAAGATGTTGAATTTGCGCGTGTTGTGACGAACACTGCTTTAATGGTGTCTGTTCCTCTTGATGAACCTGTCAAGGATCTTAGCCACTATTATGATCGCATGCATAAACGTGTGATTAATAATCTTGGTTGTATTTTCTTCCAGAATTTTGAGGTCATGGATCGTCCGATGTTTAATTTAATTGAACATCTTAATGAGGCGACTATGGATCAAATCGTCCATCTTAGTACTTTGAGTGCTAGTGTTATGGTTCCTAATCTTGGACCGACTCCTTTGTGGTCCAGCATGTTCAATGCTCCTCCTCCTGATTGGTTTCAAGAACCTATTGTTGAAGAATTCATTGACAAGGGTCTTTTGGATCAAGTTATGAAGCAAGGTTATGTTTATACTCGGAAGAGTGAATATTATTTTGCTTCTAGTTCTCCTCCTTCTTTGTCCCATCTTAGTCATTTTGCTATCCTTGATGATCGGCGCCGAAAGTGGTTCCGGTTTTTGGAACAATATGACATGCCTCATGGTCTTTATCAAGTTGGTCCGGCTGCTCAGGCTGTGATTGATGTTGAGAAAGCACCTGAATCTAAGGGTGTTTGGTCGACTGCTACTGGTTTAGTTTCTGGTTTGTTGAATACACCTGCTAAGGCAGAGGTGTTGACGGACCGTATTAATGATATATTGGATGAAAACATACCTACATTTACAGAAAAGATGTTAGAAGCTAAAGAGCTGCTAACAAAAATGACGAGTGTTATGGAGGTCTTTTCCGCTGAATCTGTTAAAGAGACTTTTGAGTCTTTTAAAACAACAAATTCTTCTGTTTCTGACTTTCTTAAGTGGGTGAAGGGTATCTTAGCGGGTCTTAATTCGCCGGATACCTGGATACGATATATTATACCTGTTGCCGCTGGAATCTTGATTTATTTGATTCGTGGCGAGAAGTCTTATCATTTGATACCTGTTTTGGAAGGGGTCGCATTTGCTGGTGTGGCATATGTCGGTTCTTCTTACCTTGCTCCTTTGTTGGATTTGTGTGCTCATATGAAAGATGGTTTCTTTCAAGGACCATTTGGTTCTTTTAATGAAGCTGTTTCAAAGATGTTGTCCGGTTATTATAACTGTTCAATGAATTTTGATCGCTTGTCTAAGATCCTCCAGAATATACCTAAAGATATTGATGCCGTTTCTCGTATAGGAGGCATGATAAATGCTTTCTTTTCTTACCTTAAAGTGCGTTTGTATCTCGCTATGGGTTGGGACCTCAAGTCTGGCGTTATATCAGTTGATAATGCTGTGGTTAAAACACGTAAATTGGTTGAAGAATTAAGTTCTGATTCTTTGCCATTTACTGAAAATACGAAAATGCGCGTTAATGAGTTGGTCGCGGCTATCGAACACTTAATGTTCGATGCTACCAGGAATAAAGAACATATTGTAGTCGGTCTCTTACGTGATTGTTTGGTTCAATTGCGTAAGGTTCAATTGGCTGTTGTTAATCGAACTGGTAGGGGTTTTGGTACCCGTCACGAGCCGGTTTTTGTTGTCTTGCACGGTAAATCCGGGCAAGGTAAAACTACGGCTATGACTTATTTAGAGAAGGCCATAATGCGAAAGATCTTTGAGAAAGATGAAGCTTCGTATAATGACTATCTTGAGAATACGCGTAATTTCGTGTATAATGTTGGACCCGGTATGAAGCATTGGGAAGGTGTTGGAAACAACGCCAAGTTAATTAAGATTGATGAGTTATTTGCAGAAAAAGAAGCTATAGGTATGGAAGCGTCTCAGTCATTGTTGATCCAAAGATTGATCAATACGGCTGAGTTTGCTCCATTAATGGCTTTCGAAAAGAAAGGAATGATTAGTCTGGAACCTGATTTTGTGTTGGCGACTACTAATGTTAGTAGTTTGCGTGGTTCTCAAACTCTTGAAGTTAAAGGAGCTATGCGTCGTCGTATTCATATTCAGGCAGAGGTTACTCTTTCAGCTGATGTTGATCCAAATTCTAAGTATGTGGACTTATCGTTGTTACAATTTAATATGTCCACTATTGATAGTAACCTGTCTTTTGTTAAGACTGGTTTGGTGTTAACATTGCCTGAATTGATGGAAGAGATAAGAGAACAACATGAGTTGTTTTTGGCGCGTCAGCGTATCTCTCATCAGGAGACCGCTATTCATACTGATTACATTTTGGCGGGTGATCCTAATCCTACGGTTTATTTGGAAAATTTGAGAAAAGCTCGATTGAACTATGAACAAAATCAGAAGAATGATTACCATAGAGAAGAAGGTGATGATGTTTGGAAGGATGATGCAGACGAACGGGAAATGTTTATTCTGACGGATCCTCCTACTGAAGACCCTAATTCCGAGCCTGATGATAATGATTGTCATACGTTTCGTAAGAAAGAATATCATCAGTATAAGATGCCGCAACACATGGTATGGTCATACGTGCAAAGCTTACGTCCAGAAGATATTCTGGCCATGAGTCAATATGGTCATTTGGTTGTTGCACGAACTTCTCACGATTTTAAATCGTATTGGGAGTTGTCTGAAGGTTATGACCCTAAGCTTGATGGTTTATTGGAGCGGTTTGATGGTAAAGATCGCCAGTCCAAGGCTTTTTGTGTTTTTACCAAATATATCCATTTTTGTAGTATTACTAAATTTGGTTGGTCTTTTCCAAAGTTTATGGCTTTCTTCACACGGAAGGATTATATCCCCCTTTTAGGAGCAAAACTTTATGCTTTTACTTGTTATGTGGAGAGATTTTCACTTGAAGCTACTTTAGATCTTTTTGGGGCCAAGAAGTTAATGAAACAGTGTTCTACGTTTGTCCGATCTTTGGTACAAACTGTTAAGGATGCTGTGAAGAGCGTCGTACCCGAGATCTTGTTGATCATCAAGATTATTTTGATGACCACCCTTGTTACCATGCCTTTACTTAGGCTAATTTTATGGGTACAGGGGTTCTTTGCAAAGTGGGTTTTTCAATCTGATACTCAACGGAAAGGTCATAAAACCCAACATAGGAATTCTCGTTATAATAACAGAATTCGTGAGGGTAATGATCAAGATTGGGATCGGCCTGACCGTGCCACTGGTGAAGGAGATTACGGTAGGGGTGGTTTCCAAGTTAATAGTCGTGTTCCAGAGTTCCTGATGAATGCGCAACTTGGCGTACACAGGAATGTGTATGAACTTACTTGTCCGATGTTTCAAGGTCGTATGGGTTATTGCTTATTTTTGGGCGGTAATGACATGTTAATGCCGAGGCATTTTATGACAGCCTTGGAGGCCGCATCATCAGAAGTATCCGATACTTCATTTCATGTTATCCATTTTAAACAGGAAGGGCGAGATCCCATAAGCAAAACTTTAGATCAGATAACAGAAAATTCGTACTCCTATGGGAGTAATGAATATTATCTAGCTGAAGTTGATCTTGGGCGCCAGCATAAGGAAATTACACCACATATGGCAGATGCTAGTGTAACTAATAGATTCCTGATTGATTTTAGGAATCAGTTTACAGTAGCCTGTACATCTGGTGAGATGTCCTGGAATGGATTTCCCGCAACTTATCACCCCACTGTAAAGCTCCGTATGAATGATACAGGAGACTTTGAAAAGGTACATAATACCCTTAAAATTGAAGGGATAGATACCAAGGGTGGTGATTGTGGAATGTTGTATTTCGCAATGGACGGTCCGGCTGCAGGGCACGTTGTGGGAATGCACATTGGAGGTGGTAGTAATGGAGGTACTGGTTTCGCTATTTATCTTAACGGTAATATTGTTAGGAATATGAGGAAGCAGCTTCATGAAGGCTTTGAAATTCCGAAGATTCGCACAGTATTGCTTGATGATATTATACCGCCCGCTCGGGTATCTAGCGGAAATTCCCATATCGAATTTGAAGGGAATGGACGTATAGTCGAGTATTCTAAGAAGAATGTGAAAATTTCACCAAAAGGGATTGAGAAGCGCCTTGAAAATTATAAGGACTTTGAGATCACAGCTGAAATTTCACATATTGAAGATGTGTGTGATATTATTGGTGCGAGGTATCTTTCACAAATGAAGAGGATACCACAGCGCCTGAGCTATCATACCGCGGTATTTGGCGAACCTGGGCAAGTGGTTGCTACTAATTTCTCAACGTCCGCTGGCATTCCTTTGACTGGGACCGAGTTGGACAAGCGATATTGGCGCCATCTTGATGGTAGTCCTAATATTAAGGTTTTAGATCAGATTCGGGTTTACCTGAACCAAGCCTTAGTTGATATTATGCGTGGAGTTTGGCCTAATTTTATATTCAAGATCTTTCCAAAGGATGAGACTTTACCTGCGGAAGATGTGGATGTAAAACAAAAAGTCCGAACCATAAATGGAGGACCCATTATATTTATTCTGTTGCAGAAAATGTATTTTGGTGATCTCTG